CGTCAGCGGCAATGCAGGCCACAATTGAAGATGCAAGACAATCCACACAAGCATCAATTGCTACAGCTGGTGATGCCACAAGAGCGTCCATAGCTAATGCGGCAAATGATGTTTCAACGAACAATGCTTCTATTGCAAGTTTAACACAGGCGGCAATAGCAACTCACCAAGCTGATACAACTATCAAAGGTGCTGGTGTAAGCAGTTTAACAAGCGCTAAAATAGCAAAGATGCAGCAGTCTACTTCTGCTTCAATAGCCAAGATGCGGGAGTCTACAGGGGCTTCGGTATCTAAAATGCAACATTCAACTGCGGCGGCTACTGCAAAGATGCAACAATCTACTGCGGCGGCTATGTCTAAAATGCAATTATCAACGCAGGCTTCTATTGAGAAAATGCGTCAATCTACCAATGTTAATGTACAGAACGCCGCCAAGACACTTGAAGCAGCAATACAGGATTATTCACAGGAAGTTGCCTTGTATCGTGCGCAGGTGGATGAGTATCAGGCTGAAGTGACAAAGGAAGTACAGGAATATCAGCAGAAGTTGGCTTTGTATCAGTTAGAATTGTCTACTTCGGCGCAGAATTGGGCAGCAGAACAGGCACAGAAGATTCAAAAGTATCAGGCAGAACAACAGGATTCACTGCAAGAGTTCAATGAGGACAATGCAGAATATCAGGCTGAACTCCAAAAGGCGATTCAACAGGCTCAAATCAATGCTACAGAATATATAAAAGAAGGCGATCTGTCAATGCAGGCGACTACACAGGATTATGTGCAAACAATGAATCGTTTTTCGGAAGATGTAAAGAAGTATCAGGTTGACATTAATAAGGAAGTGCAGACTTGGCAGGGGAGTACAAATAAAAAAATTCAGATATATCAGGCTGAATCGGCTAATATACTGCAACAGCACGTTCAAGCGATGCAGGATAGTTTGAATCTATTTAACGAAGAAAATGCACAGTATCAAGGTGAATTGAATACCAAGTATCAAGAAGCACAGCACCAGAACAATAAACATTTAAAACAGGCTGATATTGATCTTCAGACAGCTTTAAGAAATGCAGATAGGAGTCAGGAACATCAGGTACAGGAAGCAATACAGGATATGCAGGCCATTATAGGTAGTAACAGTGATTTGATAAACAAGTACCGGGCAGGAATGGAGGACTACCAGAGTCGCGTGAACAAAGAAGTGCAGCAATATCAGCAAAATATATCTCGTTATCAGATTGAGCTTGGTAATCATTTTCAAGCGTGGTCAGCAACAGAAACACAAAAGATACAAAAGTATCAGAGTGATATTCAAAACCAGTTGAATGAGTTTAATGAACTAAATGCCAAGTATCAATCTACCCTACAGGAAGAGATACAGAACCTTCAGGTAGCATCTACAAGGGTTCAGCAACAGGCGCAGATTGAGATACAGGAAGTATTAAAGCAAGCTGACATTGATTCTGCTGATGCGCAGAAAGAAGCGGACATGGCTTTACAGGCGGATATACAGAATAAGGCTAATGATATACAGGCCCAAATAGAAAACAATGCAAAAACACTGGAAAAAGATATACAGGAATATTCTGCAAGAATAAACAAGTTTTCACAGGAAGTAGCGGAATATCAAGCTGAAGTCAGTAAAGAAGTTCAGGAAAAGCAGTTAAATGATTCTTCTTCTCTTACAAAATATCAGAATGATATACAAAATGCAACACAGGCTTCTCAAGCGTTAATAAATGAAAATAACAGTAAACTGGCAAAATACACCGCAGAAATGCAGGCTTACCAAGCTGAAGTTTCAAAGGAAATACAGGAGAACACATTGAAATTCAACCAATACCAGCGCCAGTATGATCAGTTGAAAGCTGAATATGAAAGAGGCTTGCAGACACTGCCAATGCGTTTTGCACAATATCAAGTACCGCAGGGACAGGTGGCTCAAAGCTAATGGCAACGAATGATGTTACTGTAACATTTAGAAACTTTTGCGTACCACAGGAAAAGGACTCTACAGGCGCAAGATGGTACCTTGACAGTGATTGCGGACGTAAACTGTCAGGCAGTGCCGTGTTGGCTGGAGAAATGGGCAATACGGTGGTCTATGAAGATTCCACTTCAAGTTTTCCAGTAGATTTGGAAACTGGCTTTGATTTCTTTTATTTAAAATGTGTATCAGGCGATGATATAAAACTTTCGCTTGACGGTGGCAGTAATTATTTGGTTTCTTTATCCTCTGGTGAGGCGTTTGCATCTTATGTAGACAGTTCTGCGGCAGATATTAAGTTTGATACCACTGGAACATCAACAGTACAATATTTAACGATAACATAATGGCTAACGACAGAAAAATACAGTTTGCAACACAGGTGATCGCAAAGATCGAAGCCCAACAAGCGGCAACTACTGGTAGTCTTGAAGAATATGACCTTTCCAAAGCCGCATATCAGTATAATAAAACACATACAAGCGTTAATAAATCTCTCGGTGGAAATGGATATATTGATGTGAACAGTACCCAATGGGGAGATGGCTGGACATCCATGTCCGTATTAACAAGGACAGCTTGGGAAGATTTTGATGAGGTTTGGAATACTACGGCTTCGGATTGGGACATAGGAAGTGGTGATGTTGCTATTTCCAGTGCAGTCGTTCAGTTATCAAGCGATTCCAGCACAATGGCTTTCTGCTATATTAAGAATACCGGGAGCAATGCTGTCAAAATAACGCTGGAGTATGGTGCTGGATCGCCAACATATCCATTTAAACTGCCAGCCGCAGGAAGCATTCAATTTAAAGGTTATAGCACAAATCTTACAATTGACAAGATTGGAGTTGTCAGGGTATCATCTGATTCTACAATCGAATATGTGATTGCAAAGGCCTGATATGCCGAAGTTAACAAAAACTATAAACGATTTTTCTGGCGGTTTAAATACATTTGGCAATCAGCGTACAATAGCAGATAATGAATTTGTTAAACTGGATAATTTTGCTGTTAGTGAAAGAGGATCATTAAGGACAGCCGGTATTGGCGTACTCGCGACTGCGGATGAAATTGAACCATATCCTGCTACCTTTGCATCAAATCAGCGTCCCGGACACAATCTATTTTCATTTTCTACAGACCGCCACTACAACGGTAACCAATATCATACAGCATACATTGAGGGTGAAAACTGGATTGCCAATGCTGATCATCAGGGTTCAAACAATGTGAATATCTTTGGTCGTTATAATGGTGGATATGAAATGATTGATAATGTGACAGCTGCCAGCGATGGGGATGTTACTACCAATAGTGCGCACGCACTAACAACTTCAAGTTATGTACGCTTTTCAGGACTTGCAAATACGATGGGCGATCTGCTTAATAATACGATTCACGCTGTAAAGACTGTCCCAGACAATACATCTTTAACAATTGAAGAGGACACATCGGCTGGAACATACGGTTCTACGGTTTATGATCTTGTTAAAGGAGGTCAGCCGGGATGGATAGCTCCGGCAGATGAGCCATCTCCATCAGACGATAATAGTACTATAGTAGACTATGCTTATGTTGATGGTGCGTTAAGGACTACGAGCAGTAATTTTTATTATTCCGGGCATAGTAATAAATGGTGGGGATATATAGACCGGGATTTATTTATAAACACAAGCCAGACAGACAGCGTTGCGGCGGAATGGTATCCGGAGGAATCTGAAATAGGGATGCCGGATGCGGCAACCTTTAAAGATGGTGAAGCAATTGGAGCCACACCGGGGAATACGCACACTTATGATCCCGGTTTATTGCGTATATCTGCCGGAACTGATACCGATTTTACTCACGAAAATGATATGGATGGCGATCTTGGTGCGACACCTGTTATCACAATGATAGAAGCTACTATTGAGGTTACTGATGAGATGGGTGGTTCAAGTGCGTACAGCGGTGTTACATTAAAGATTGGAGAATCAGTGGATAGCGGTTCGACTTATGATGGTTCTAATCACCATACATGGAGTATGAGTGGTCGCGGGAGTGCAACACTGACAAAGACTTGGACTGGGAGTTGGGATATTGGGGTTGACGGTACAACAAACGGGATTTTATCAACATTAACATACCCAGCGTCGGGTGTGTCGGGGACTATGACGTTTGAGGTAACGTCAATTAGTCTATCGACTGCTGGTGGTTCGAGTTGGGCTGATCATGCACTATCTGGCAACGAAGTCCACGTTGGAGTGGTAGATGACACTCTTACAGATGCTTACGGTTGGGATACAGATTGGGAAATAGGTGTCAGTTTATTGTATGATAAAGATAACAGGCAGGAAAGTCTTATTCGTAAATGCACAAATGAAACACTTGGGGGAGCTGGGGAAGTTACGTTTGCTTCTGGTAAAGCTCCTGAATTGGCAGTGTTTATAAATTACGACAACGATCATGCCACAAGTTCTAATAACTGGCGAAAGCGTGTTACCGGATGCAAGGTATATATGCGTGAAATAAAAGCACCGGCGAGTAGTGACCGATCTGAATGGTATCCGCAATGTTTCTGTGATTTTATTAATGGAGAAGTTACAGCTTACGAAAGCGGCCATGTTGAATCAGCAACTTATGAGACATCTGGAACACAGCATATATTTTATTTGTCTAAAGCATATTTAATCCGACCACATAAACGATCCACCTATGAGATTGAAACCGGTGTACCTGAAGATGAAGAAGTTACAATGATGAGATATAAAACTTCTGTTATTGCAAATCGCCGGTTGTATGTTGGGAATTTATTTGTTAGTTACCCTGATGGTACAGAAGTGCGTATGGGTGACACTATGATAAAATCGGTTGTTAATAAATTTGATTTACTGCCTCTAAAGTCTAAAATAGATGTTGCTATCCGAGATGGTGACGATATTGTACGCCTTGAAGAATATGCTGATCGGATATTGCAGTTCAAAAAAAATACGCTTTATATAATTAATATTGCCCAAGATGTTGAATATTTAGAGGCAACATATAAAGGCAAAGGAGTGCCAACTAAATCATCGGTCACAAAAACAGATTATGGCGTTGTTTGGGTAAACCGGCATGGCTGTTATCTGTATAACGGCAGAACAATTATTGATTTAATGGTCAATAAAAGAGGAGATCGGTTGATAGGCGCAGAGGAATGGCGCGGTTTTATTAATGAAGGGGTGGATACTCCGGTAAGTATTGGATATAGTCAGCCGGGCAAAGTTCTTGTGGTGGATGGAAACGCGGATGAGACAACATATACCAACGCTTATGTGTACGATTTCAAAACTGGATCGTGGAGATACCAATCATACGCATTGACAGATAATGGTGTACATGGCAGAAGCAATATGGTTCAGCGGTGGGACGGAGAATTGATGTATGCTTCTTATGGGACTTTTTATACATTCAAAGATGAGGGAACGCGACAGGCTAACGGACACATTACAACAAAAGATTTTCAGTTGGCACCGCCAAATAAGAAAGTAAAGCTGTATAATGTTTATATTACCTATAAAAC